TATCGTTAATTTATAATAAGTCAAACTCATATCAAATGAGCCTTCAAATTTTTTACCATTCTGAACTTTTGGTCCATCAAATTTCGTAATAAAACCTTTCATTGTAGCATCTACTCCAGTTATTTTAGGAGAGTGCGTCATTCTATTTAATTCTTGCAACGCTCCAAGACATTCAACCTGAATAGAATCGCTATTATTAAAGTTCAGCAATGTATCGTTCATGCTGTCCATTTTTATTTTTGCAGACATTTTTTTATAATGTCCAATTAATGGAGCTTCAAATTCTGCCGCCATTCCTAGCTGTTCCGTTGTCACTGTTGCATATTCGACATTTGGTAATTCGACTTCTCCAACACCTTCAAGATTGTTTGATCCATTGATGTACAAATCAGCATCTACAATCGCCAAAGGTAATTTTGTCTTTGCCATTTTTTAATTCCTCCTATTTTCCTAAGCTATTTGCGAACTCCGTTAATGCGTCCACATCATATTTTTTCTTGAATGTTGCCGATTTCATCCCTGGAATTACTCCTAATTTAATAATCCAAGTAATATCGCCGTTCATAACATTAATTGCGTCGTTATCTTCGCTTGATAAAGCCGCACTTGCACTTAACAAATCGTTTCTAGCTACAATAGCATTCAATCTAATATTCATTGATTTTGTTACTGTTTCAGCTAATTTTTTAGAGAACGTTTTATCCACTTTATCAAAAAGGCTTATGACTAGTTCATTTCCGACGTATTTTAACATTCTACGAGTGTTTATAAATTTGTCCTTCGGATCTGTTGCCATTGGATTAAGTGCAGTTTCAGTCCCCCAACAACGCCAGCCTTTGAAATTAATAGCCGTTACTACTCCGTTCTTGTTTAAAAAGTTAGCCTGCTGTTCCTTATCTAAAATTATTTCCTCAAGTTTTCCGTTTGGATTTTTCCAATACAAACTGTCACATTTGTACGCAAAGTTAGACGGCACCTGGGAGGGCACTCCATTTTTTTCGTTATCTACTGATAATGATAATGCACCATACTGAATAGACTGAATATATTTTTTTCCAGCCAGTCCCAACATTCCATATAATACAATTTGGTCATTCCCATTAATGTTATTATCGTCTTTCCATTTTGGAATTTGATCATAGGGCTTGTCTATCGGTGCATTAACCAACGCAATTGCCTCAAACATATTCCCATTTATATTTTTAGCCTTTGTCTGCATAATAGCCGCAACTTCGCTATCACTTGAAAAATCAGGAATATCAATGAACGCTGGTAATTCGGAATATTTCAAGTAAACTTCGTCTAACAGTTCTAGCCCAGTTCTTTTCATTGTTGAAATATCATATCCGCCCAAAGCCTGTGCTTTTGTCACTTTTGACAAATCAATTTCTTCGTATTCAATATCAATTTTAGTTCCATTTGACGGCTTGGCATATATTTCAAGACCTTCATCCGTCCACATTGTTACAGCGTCCGAAATAACTTGGGATGTTGTGTTTTCTTTAACTACTAACGTGTCCGTTATTAATTTGTGGTTCGGAATAACAACTTTACCATTTGTTAAGCTCAAATCATTTTGAGTTTTTTTAGCTGTTTTATGTTTTTCGATATCCAGGATATTTACAACATAAAGCGGTGCTACCTTATACAATTCAAAAAATACTTTTATCGCTTGTGAAATTGAAAAATCCAAGTCGTAAGTGTCCCCGAAATACTGGATAGCTTCTTTATAAGTTCCTAATCTTACAATCTCGTTCACTCTTCTGTTTTCTTTTTTTACTTTATTCATCGGTGCAGTCCCCACAATAAAATGCCCATAATCCAGTACTATCGGTAGTGATATGTCACTCGAAGTCTCAGTTTGATAAGTTCCATGTTTATACCCCATTATTCAGCCTCCTCTCTTATTTGATCCTTGATTTGCTGCGTTGCAGTTTCAAGTAATTTTTCATTTTTTAACGCCTCACTAGCTTGATTAATATCCACCAAGGTTTTTTTTAAAAGCGGATATTTTTCAAGTTTTTCTTCAATTGCTTCATTACTGTAATATATAACGCCCTTTGTAAGCCTAATATCTTTAAACTCAAGCGTATCTCCCAAATAAATATATTGTTTTTTGTCTTCCATTATTCCTCCTTCAAAATTTCAGGCTCGACAGGATAATCCCAAACTGTAAATGTGATTCTCGAAAATATAAAATCTCCAAATTCATCGCTATATAAATCACACTTAAATTCCTTATCTTCCCGTATTGCCCAACCTCTTTCGTCATAAACTTTAGTCAAAAGTTTACTTCTGATTTCTTCACCTTTATAAAGATTATCAATATAATCCTCATTTTTAGTACCAACTATTATTTCAAAAGTAGCATCACAGTCATAACTATCCATTCCTTCTGTGATTTGCCTTGAACTCAAAGCTCTTAATGTCACACAAGGAAATAACGGCTTTTTCTGTCCTGTATTTTTGTCAATTTCACTGTATTTCCTAACTGGCAACGCTCCTCGAAATATCTGATAATCAGTATCTTTAAATTCTTCACACAAAAAGTCATACAAACTTTTTTCAATCACTTTAATACTCATAAATTACATTGACAAGAGCCTGTTCAACTCATGTTCAAACCTTTCATTTAATTTTTGAGACATAAATTCATCGAGATCAGGTAACCACGTTGTAGGTCCTAACATTTGTGGAGCAGACGGTCCATATTTTCTTTTAATTGGCAATCGTCCACTTCCTTCTCTTTCAAATGCCCCCAAACGACCATCTTTATATGCTATAAATGTTTTATCATTAAGCATTATCCCATTACCATTCTTTACTGTAGCTGTTACCGATGTTCTGCCTGTTCTTGTACTCGGATTCAATTGGAAATGGTCTAATCCCAAATAACTTCCACTTGAATTAATTTCAGCCATTAGTTTGCCAGGATTAGCCCTTTTCATAGTCAACCCACTTAATAAATCCCCATATTTAACAGTATAAGTCTTAGTTGCATTCCTAACCATACGAGTTTTACTCATAGTTGAAACTCTATTCAAAGCACTCGCCAAAGCTCTTGGAGCTTCTTTCGGAAATTCAACAAACTTATTCTCTATATCGTTAAGAACGCTTTCATCAAATTGAATTGTAAACATCTAAATCAACTCCTAATAATCTGTGTATCTATACAAATCGAGTTCATACATGCCAAAGTTCTCTTTACAGTTTGCAACTATCCATTCTTTATTGTCAAAATCTATCCTCATATTTCCTTCAGGCTTATACTTCAAATATTTTTTGTCAATAAACACCGTAATCCCTTCCTTGTAAAATCCACTTTCTATTGTTAATTTCCCACTAATTTCCTTTTCTTGAAAACTGTCCTCATCTATCACACAAATAATATCAATACCATTTAAATTATGTGTTTCACCAAACTCTTCTGAATTTAAAAATGTATTTTGTATATCATTTTCTAAAATATCTTTAAAATTCATTCTTTTTGCCTACTTTTTCTTATTTTTTGTATCTTTTTCGTCTGTTTCTTCAGTATTTTCTGTTTCAATTGATTCTTCAGACTTTGCAGTTTTACCGTTTATTTCAGCAATAAGCCCTCTTTCAAGGCAGCTTTTTATTACTGATTTTTCTTGTATATCTACTTCTGCATCTATTTCATAACTAATTCCACCATAAATCATAGGCTTTAATGTTCTAAATTTCATCATTACCTCCTATTTAACTTTCAATATTTTTATAGCTTCAATATCATATACTACTGGTAAAGGTCTTGATTCTGTTCTAATTTCTACAGTGTTAGATTTTGAATCTTCATCAGTAAACACTGAACGTTCTGCCACAATTATCCCTTGTTTTACATCTGCTGCTGGTCCGTACATAATTTTATTGTTGCTTGGTGCTAATAGGACTTTCCCTTCAGGAATTAAATTCTTATCACTATAAGTTTTTCCATCAGCATTTAATACAGAGTATTGAGATTGATAAGAATAAATTGGCAACCCAAAAGGTGCTATTGTTCCAATATAAACGGCTCCTGCTGCTGTTTCTCTTGGATCTACTTCTCCTACATTATAATTTTTTACATCCAACAACTTCTGAATTTTTTCGTTATCTACAAATAATTTTGCTGCCACAGGATCCATTAATATCATTTCAGGTCTTAATCCTGTAACTTTCCCGATTTTTGTTATAGCTGCCTGTAAATCTCCGATTATATCAGCGTTAGGTTGTGTCCACAAAACAGCTGGTGTAATTTCTTCAACTGTTCCAAAATCGATTTCTCCTTTTATTCCTTCGCCTTCTACAACCACTTTACCATTAAACAATGCTTCAGTACACATAATTTCTTCTCTTCTTGTAATTTGTTCCTCAAATTCCGCAAAAGATTCTGCAAGTAAGTCTGCTTTTCTTTCCTCAGGGCTTTTTCCGCCATAAATTGTTTCCCCTGCTGTTTTGTTAAAAAATAACTCAAAAGCCGAAAAAGTTCTTTTTGGTGCTACTTTTGGAGCTCGAAAAAATTTACTTTCATAAGTGTTTTTTACCATTTCTGTTCCTGGAATAAATTCAGATACATAAGGAGCTACAAGCTGTCTTCCTTTTCTAAATTCTATTTCCATTTTTTGATTTTCTGATGTTTTCCTATTTTTAAAATAACTGTCTTTTATAAATGATTTCGGTCTAATCACATTCTGGTCATACAACCCAATAAATTCTATTACTGCTGGCATTATTCCTTACCTCCTAATCCTTTTATTACAATACCTTTATCTCTAGCTGCTTTTGTAAAATCTGTTTTTTGTGTACCTGCTTTTACATTTAATCCCTCAAAAATAAATTCTCCTGAAATAGCTACAGTTGTTTTAGTTTTCACAGCTGTTCCATCAGCATTTTCCATAACTATTCCAAATAAATCGGTTCCGTCTGAAAGTTCAGCAGTTGCATTTACAGCATCACCTCTTTTTACACTTTTACCTTGCGGCACTTCAAATTCCATATATCTGTGTCCTGTTCCGCTTAAAAATTGTTCGTTGGTATATTCATTACCTTTTGTTACAAAATCCATTTATTTCCCCTCCTCTGTTTTTTTATTCATTTTAGAAAAAATAGTCATAATATCAAGTCCCATAAACCGCTTTTCTTCTTTTTTGCCGGGCGTTGTTCCATCATTCGCAGCTGGTGGTATAAAATTATCTTGACTTTCGTTTTTAATATTTTGCAACTTCTGAGCTTTTTCTTCTTTTTGTTTTTTCAAAATATTAATAGCCAATTCACTAGCTGACATAGGATTAACATATTTAGCATTTTCTATTAATTCAGAATAATTATTGACTCCTATATCATCAATAGCTTTTATTCTTTCCTTTTCTTCCTCTTTTCCAATCTTTTTTCCCTCATTTAATACATAATCATACAAATCAGGAAATTGATTTTTTAACTCATCTAAAGTCATTTTTACCTCCTTAGTATTTTTTTTATTATCAATAACTATATCTTTTGCTTTTTTGAAATTTTTAAATTTTGAAATATCAAAAGCCATGTTATTTATAATCAACTTATTTTCTACAAATTCTTTTCCTACTTCTT